GTGGCGACGAAGTGGAAGGCCTGGTTGAAAGCGACCGAGGACTCCTGCGTCGAGGTGAGTGGATCAATCACCGTGACCGAGACGTTCGACGAGATGGCTGAGACCCGACTGAACTCCGACTTGGTAAAGTCGACCACGTTGCGGAAGAAGATCTGGTCGTTGGCCGCCCAGGCCGGTGTGGGATTGGCCTCGAGGACAGTCTGCCCAGGATTTTCGTCCTGAGTAGTCATCGAGGCAGCCGCCGTGATGCCGCTTCGGAACGCTGTCAGGGCGACCCAGGTGTCGGAGCCGGAGGCCTTCTCGGACACCTCTACGCGGAACTCGGTCCCGGCGCCGGGGGCGCTCGTGGTCAACGGCGCGAAGTCGATCATCAGGGTGATCTCGTTCACGGTCGAGACATCGAGAGCGGACGAGGTGTGGACCACGCCGCCAGAGATGGTGGTCATCTCGACAAGCGGAGTCAGGATGGACTTGGTCCCCCATCCGCCTCCACCGGAGGAGGGGGCCGCATAGGGCTGCCGGCGCCAGACTTCCAGATCCTCGTCGAAGACGAAATTATACGTATCTCTTTTAGATCCAGGCATGTCGTCGCGCTTTCAAATGCGGTCCCGCCCCCGGTCGCCGCCTCCGGGAGCGGGCCGCTGAATTTTCACTGCAGGAGTTTTACCCAGTCGTCGGCGAGGTTTTCGTAGGAGAAGCGTTCGATGGCGCGGCGGGAAAGGGCCTCCCTATCATAGCCGTGGAAGTCGTTCAGGGTCTTCTTGAGGAGCCCTGCCGCGCTCTCAACCTGGTCCGCGTGGACGATAAAGCCGGCATTCTGGACGGTTTCGGCCAGCGCCGCATGGTCCGTATTGAGGCAGATCAGGCCCGCGGCCTGCGCCTCCATGCCGGCCATGCACGAGATCTCGTCGAAGCGGCAGGGGTAGAGCCAGGCGCCGGCCCCGCACATCTCCTTCACGAGGGGCTCCCAGCCCACCCGGCCGTGCCACACAATCCGCTCGTCGGCGTCCGCGGCCTGGAGGACCGCCTGCATGTACTCGTACATGTTCGCGTCCCGGTTGATGTCGGGGATACGCCCGTACTCCCGGTCCGCGGCCATCTTGAGGAAGACCTTGTTGAAGCCGTAGAAGACGTGCAGAGTCGAGCCCGGCACGTCCGCCGCCCGGAAGATCCGGATGGCCGACAGCAGGCCGCGGTCCGGCGAACTGGCGTAGATGACCTTCTTCACGTCGCGGGGCCCGCCGAGGTGCTTCTGGAAGAGGTCGCCGTCGATCCCGTTCCGGGTGACGATGAACTTGGGGCCGAGCTGCGCGGCCACGGGGCCGAGCGTCGTGGCGTGGAACTTCGAGAGGACCCACACCTGGTCGGCCAGCGCCACGCGGGCCGGGGTCCAGCGGGCCGGGTTCTGGACGTCGTGGCACCAGAGGATGCGGCGCCGGGTGCTGAAGGGCAGCTCGAGAGCCTCGGGCGCCCGCCAGAAGATCACGGTATCGCGGGGCCGCTCGCGGTCGAAGGCGCCGAAGTGCTGCCAGACGACGCCCGTCTTGCTGTCCAGGCCGCGCTGCTCCGGGGGGACGTTCGTGTAGACCGTCACCCGGAAGCCGCGGCGCTGGAGCCGGGGGGCCATCTGGATGACGGCCTTCTCGCTGCCGCCGATCCCAGCATCGCCCGAGCGGGGCCCCCAGGCCTCGATGGCCTTGCCGCACCAGATCGCCAGGTCGCGGCCCTCCCGCCCGTCTGCGGGCTCGAGCCGCGCCAGGCCCATTTCCTCGAGCTCGCTCGGAACGTCCGGCAGCCGGCTGACGATCTCCCGACCGATCTTCGTGGCCTCCTCGGCCGTCTTGGGGTGGCTGTTGGCCACCAGGCGCCGGACGCTCTCGACCAGGTCCTTGCCGGCGATCCAGTTCCCGACCTCCTCCTGGACCTGTTTCGTGTCCGGATGGTCCGGGTGCCGCCGCCGCAGCTCCTCGACGAACTGGATGGCCTCACCGCGCATCCCCAGCTCCTTCGCCGCCATGGCGGCGATCTCGTAGGGGTAGAGGCTGATCTGGAGCGGGTTGTAGTTGGCCAGGCACGCGACGGGCTCGGGGAGCTGCGTCCCGACCTTGAACCAGTGGAGGGTCTCCTGCCACCGCTGGAGCTGGAAGTAGCATCTCGAGAGCCCGAAGTACCCGCGGGGGTCCTCGGGTTTCAGGCGGACGCACCGCATGAACCAGTCGATGGCGTCGAGGGGCCGCCGGTGCTTCTCGCTCGCGTAGGTGATGGCACAGTAGTAGGCCGCCGCAAAGCGGTCGTCCCGGGAGCCCGACAGGTCGATAAACTCCTTGTAGAGGTCGAGGGCCTCCCCGTCGCGCGTCAGGCCCCGCGCCGCGTTGCCCAGGTAGAAGATCGAGCGCGGGTCCTTCGCGGTCGCGGTCTCCTCGATCTCCTTGCGGATGATCACGTAATTCCTGATGTCCGAGGATCGGAGGCTGTCCGCGTGGTCCCGGTGGTGCTTGATGCCGGAGTGCAGATCGCTGAAGTACGCGCCGCCCTTCGGTGTGACGCCCGGCCTCGGGATGGCCGTCTCGTGGCAGCGGCCCTTCCAGTGGTAGACGCGCCGGTCGTAGATGCGTTCGCGCTTCAGGACGCTCGAGACGCTGCCGTCGCCCTTGTCGGTGGCGTAGACGTAGTCCAGGAAGATCGAGTCCCGGGTCCCGTCGCCGAAGACCTTGTCGACCATGGCCCGCAGTCGACCAGGCTCGTCCTCGGCGAACTCGTCGTCGGCATCGATCCAGAACTGGATATCGTGCTTGGCAAGGTCGCTGGCGATCTGGCGGGCCGCCGCGAAGTCCAGGATGCAGCCGCTCGCGAGGTCCGTCTTCTTGAAGTTCTCGAGGGACTCGGGGAGCCACTTCTCGACGTAGGGTCTCAGGTCCTGGCGCAGGCCGGGCCGCGACTCGACGCGGGCCCGGAACTTCTTCGCGGTCCGGAAGGTCTCGCCCCCATCGGTACTGCCCGTGTCGAGGACGAGGATCTCGTCGCACTCGCGGGTGAAGTTGGTGCGGAGGCTGCGGAGGGTCCGGGCCAGGGACCCGGCCGCGTTCTTGACGATCAGGACGATGGAGACCGGCGTCTCAATCGTGGCCGCCGGGGGCGGGGGCTGGGAGATCTTTGTAGAGTCGTCCAATCGGATCTGGCGTTGCATCCGGCGAGCGAGGTTGTTCGACATTGCGGCGAAATTCCTTTTCGACGAAGAGCTTCGTGTGCGGTCTGTGGTCCTTGCCTACGCGGACGAGGTCGCACCAGACCCGCACGAGGAGGTCGATGTCCTTTGAGTCCTTCCCGAACTCCGGAAACCAGCGTTGGATGAATAGGAGCAACTCGGTGGGGACCCGGTACCGGACGAACCAGGTCTTTCCGCCGTCGGTGGTGTAGCTGCCATCGGGACTCTTGTTGACGGCCCTCAGGTTGGCGAGCGCCCGCTTGAAGTAGTCGGCCTTCTTCGGGTACATCGCGGTCCAGTGGTTGGCCACCTGGCAGAGAAAGTCCTCGATCCCCTTGTTCTTTATGACGATCTGCAGATTGCTAATTTCTGGTTTCATGGCGGCTCAAAAAAGGCCGGGCCCGCCTGATTGCGGGCCCGACCAATTGACGTTCGACTACACGATGTAGGGGGCGAAGTTGGGGCCCCCGCCTCCGGCCTTCAGGGTCCGGAAAATCAGCGTGCACTCGGCGCTGATCTGGAACCGAGTCGAGAGCCCGGTCTTCGCGAGGGGCTCGCTCTGGAGCGGAGTGAGGAAGGCAACCTCGAAGTAGCTCGGGTCGAGCAGGACGAGGCTGTTTCCGACGCCCGTGCTCGTGCTGCCCTTCAGCATGTCACGGTCGTAGAAGACCCGGACGTCGCCGAAATCGCTCGAGTGCATCTCGACCACGTTGATCTGGGCCCGCGCGGCCGCTTCGATGTTCCGCGTGATCTTGGTGCTGAACTGGCTGATCGTGCGCTTCAGCCACGAGTTCACGAGGGCCACGTTGGGCCGGATCTCGGTGCCGTTGTCGACGAACGCCTGAACCAGGTCGGTCCACACGTTCTCCGTCAGCGTGACGCCCGAGGCGTCCGTGAAGTTGGTGAGGTCGATGTTGAGGAGCCCGCCGAGCTGCCGGGGCGCGTTCGTCTCGCCCGAGGCCGCGGAGCCGCGGTTCAGGGCGTGCTCGATGTCGTTGAGCGTGGAGTCGATCGCCTTCTTCTCCTGGTACAGGTAGGCATCGGCGAACCCCTTGTGCTCGACGGACCGCTGCGTGTCGGACACCTTGCCCCACCGGGCGAACTGCTGCGTACTGGCGAACAGCCGGGTGGGGGTCGAGAGGGCCTGGTCCGAGGCCTCGGCACCCTCGTCGTAGGCGTTGTACGCCCGCGCCGGAAGGGTGTCCTCGAGCCACTCGACGAACGTGCCGCTGATCCGCGTCTTGCGGAGCAGGGCCAGGACCGGGCGGTCCTTGGCCGAGACGTTCTCCACGAAATCGCGGAGGTCCTCCGGGATGGTCCCGCCCTGGGGACGCCCGCCACTGGTGAATTCCTGAAAAGTCTGGAGCATTTCCTACTGTTTCTGTTGTAAGGCCGACCGCACATGGCGGAGCCGCCGGTACGTCTCGAAGGAGGTGTCACCCTGCTGCATTAGGTTCTGCAGACGGGAGAACTCCTTCCGAAGCGACTCGGTAGGGATCCGGCCTGTGTCGGACGCGGCCGGGGTTGGGACGATGACCGAAGCGAGGCGCTTCCGCTCCTCAGTGGGCTTCGTGCGCGCCGCCTCGTCGGCCAGGAGTCCGCGGACCTGAAGGGCGATGTGGTAGGGCGCCTGCGGGTGGCCCCTCATCGGGCTGCTTTCGTACAGCTTGATGAAGAGCTTGCTGGCGTTGGTGCGGCCATCGGCGAACTCCGGCCACTCCTCAACGACGGCCTGCATGGCCGCGGATTGAGCGTGCTGGAGAGCACCGACGGCAGCCTCTTCTTGCCGCCGCCTCCGATCGTAAGACTCGATGGTCTGTTGGACGATTCCCTGTACGTCAGGGATCCCGGGCGTTGAGACCGCATCCTTGCCGGCATCGGTACCAGCGACTGCGCCGAAGTCGCCGAGTCCGGAGTCGTCGGCCCGTGCGGGCCTGGCCGGCTGGTTGCGAGTTATGTTCTGGTTTGAGATCAGGTTCGTGAGATCATTGATCTTCTGCAGGAGGACGCTGTTCTCCTCCTCAGCCTCCCGTCGCTTCCGGGTGAGCTGGTCGATCCGCTCCTGCAGCGTCCGGCGCTTGCCGGCGGGCTCGGCTGCGGGGGCCTCGGCGCCCTCGGCAACCGGGGCCGCGGGGGCCTCGGCGCCGGGCGGCACCATCGAGAGCCCGCTTTCGGGCCTCTGGTTGAGATCGGGGAGGACCGCGTCGGTGACGTTCTGCACCCTTTCGGCGCTTCCGGGGTCTGACCCGTCGAGCGCAGGGAACATGGTCTGGGGAATCAGGTCCGGCATTTAAACTCCATTCGCCCGTTATTCTGCCTCAGCGGCCGGGTCCTCCAGGACCAGGCCCTCGTCGGCTTCGTCGTGCCAGTCAACATGGTCCCGGTCAGCCACGGGCAAGAGCAGGCTGAGGGACCGGCGTACTTCCTCGATGCACTCGATGCGGCCGAGAGCTCGGCCGACCAGGACGTCGGACAGGCCCATCCGCAGCGCGGAGAGGGCCCGGATCTCGAGGTCCCGGAGGAGAATCGTCACGAGTTGGAAACCCCGGGTGGTCATCAGTTCGTGGGTCAACAGGGACCGACGGGCTGCGGCCTCCTCGGGCTTGAGGGCGGCGAGCTCGAGCTCGATGGGGAGCGGCTTGTACTTCAAGGCGTGGCTACCTGCGGGGGCTGTTGGCCGGACATCTGGGCGGCCTGCTGGACGGCGGCCAGCATCTGCTGGATGAGCGCGGCCTCCTCCTCGGAGCGCACCACGCGCTTGCCCATGTTCCGGTCGATGACGTTGAAATAGCTCATGAAGAGCTCGCGCTTGTTGATCAGGCCGGTCATGTCCGGCGCAAAGATCTGCAGGGCCTCGCGGGCCCGGCTCATGGCGAGCCCCTTCGACGTGTTCGCGGGCGTGCCCGAGGGCCGGATGTCGTAGTCGAACGCGATGTCGACCTTCCGGACCAGGCGTGGCTTCTGCTCGCCCGTCACGAGGATATACTCCTCGTCGGGCCCGAACTCCTCGATCAGGTCCCAGAGCTGCTTGTGGACCAGCTTCATGGCGACCTGGAAGAGCTTGGCGTCCTGGCCGAAGACGGACTGCGTCTGCTGGACCACGGCCTCGACCTCGTGGGCGGTCCGGCGCTCAGTCGTGTTCTGGGCGAGGATGGCCGGGTCGAAGATGCCCACGTAGCTCTCGGCGAGGGCCTTCGTCTGGTTCTCCTCGTTCATGTTCTGGAGAAGCTGCGAGGTGTCCATCTGCAACGGGGCGATGTCGCCCACGGTCTGCACGGGGATCACGGCGCCGGGCATGAACTTGATGTTCAGGGCCTGGTCGCTCGCGGACGCCCGCATCTGGAACATGGGCGCCAGCGTGATCTGGATCGCATCGAGCCGGCTGTTGTGGAGCTTGTTCACCATGGCCTGGTGGACACTGAGCATCTCGGCCCCCCCGCGGGAGCTGTAGGGCCGGTCGCTGGTGTGCTCGAACTCGAACCGGGCGATGGGCCACTCCTCGAAGGGGAAGGGGTAGTGGTAGAGGGCCAGGACGACGCCGGCATCCCCAGAGTCCCCGAGGCCCGGGGCGAGCCACAGGACGGCCCGCTCGAGGACCCCGTCGCCATCCAGGTCGAGCTTGCAGTAGATCTCGAGGATGGTCGTACTCTGGGGCTCATCGATGTCGGCCGAACTGATGCCGTCGGCCCGGTCCAGGACCTGGCCGATCAGTTCACGGTTGAGGCTCGAGATCCCGAGGGACTGGTCCCGGTCGGGATCGCCCGTGGTCCGGGCCTTCAGCTTCTCGACGATGGCGGCCACCTGCTGGCCGTCGAGGTGCCCGTCGATGGCGAGCCGGATGAGGTCGTCGGCCGTCATCTTGTGCTGGATGGCCACGAAGTCCGCGTTCCGAATGTTGCGGCACCGGGGCGGCACGATGACCGTCATGGGGTCCAGGGCGGACCAGGCGGGCCGGTCGGCGCGAACCGTGCGGAAGTAGATCTTGAAGTTCTGGGCCCCCTGCAGGATGGCCCCCACCGCGGCGTCGAGCTGGGCCCCCTCGGCGGGCTGCGAGGAGCTCATGCCGTACTCGTCCTCGACCATCTGACGCACGAGCGTCGGGGCGTCGGTCTCGGGCGGGATCTGGTCGAGGACCTCGGGCGGCGCCTGCCCCTGGTCGACGGCGGCCTGGGCCTCGGCGCGCTTCTGGGCGACGGCCTGGTTGTACTGTTGGACCGCGGCGTCGACACCCTGGGGGAACAGGCTCTTGACCTGGACAATGCGACAGACCCGGTCCGTCCGGTACTCCCAGCCCTGGCGGGTGTAGGCGAGCCCGTGCTGGAAGATGTACTCGGCCAGCTCCATGACGGTGCTCTCGACGCCCGCGATGTTGTTAAACTTGTAGTGGTAGTAGTCCTGGGCCCCCGGCGCGGCCTGGACCCCGTCGGGGTTGGACGAGAAGAAGTAGCAGACGGGCTCGGCGTCGAGGACGAGGGAGCAGATGCCGGGCTTCCAGCGCCGGGCGACCGAGTCGATGAGGGGCCAGTTGTGGTTGTTGGCGCCGACCCACGGGAAGGTCTTGGCCTTCCGGATGCCGCGCCGCTGTCGAAGGAGCCGCTCCTGCTTCGAGATGAACCCCTGGCGGGCACTCTCTGCGGTCGTAATACGATCGTAGAGGTCCTTGACCTGCTCATCGATGCCGGCGCCCTGGAGGCGTCCGAGGACGTCAACACTGAGGGGGTTCTCGCGACTGATCACTTGAGGGCTGCCTTAATCTCGTCCATGAGGTCGTGGTTTGCTGTGTTAAATCTCTTGAGCGCTGGGGGTTCGACGAGCGGCTTCGTGGCCGCGTCGATCTTGCCGGCGCGGGCATAGCGGGCAAAGATCTGGGCCCGCTCGGCCGCATCCAGGTACCCGACGTCGATGAGTCGGGCCCCCAAGAGAGCCGTACTTCCCGGGTGGTCGTGGACGTCGGCCGGGGCATGGATCATCCGGTCCAGCGGAAAGGCATCCCCTGGCCGGACCCGGAAGAAGAGGACCGAGCGGTGCTCTGGCATCCTCGTGTTGACCATCTGGAGGCTGTCCCAGAGGAAGACCTTGACGGCGTAGAGCAGGTCGATCCCGGCGGCCATGTCGGCCTTAGCCTCCGCGGTCGACTCAAGGACGTGGTCGTCGTCCCAGATGGCCATGTACTTGGGGTCGCGGGAGGCCATCTGCTGGCGCTGCCACTCCCGCACCGCCATAAAGTTCTCACGCTCGGCCACCGCTGGCATGGGGCACCGCAGCACCTCGACGCCCTCGACGCGGCTGAGGTCCTGGACGACCTCGAGGACGGCCGGCGAGGGCCGGTCCAGGGCGATCTGGATGCAGGAGAGGGGCCAGGCGCCCTTGATCTGCCGGACGATGAGGGGTAGCAGGGCGGGCCGCCGATGGGCCAGGAGGAGGACGCCCAGGTCAATCACGGGCGCCACTCTGCGATGGCCTGATCCACCTTCGGCAGAACATCGCATATGGGGATCCCACCGGGTCGGGCATTGAGACTTCTGTCGTTGTAGTGCCTCGAGAAAAAGAGGTGTTCGCCGAGATCTTCGACCCTTGTCCCGTAGTGCCTCGGAAGGCAATCGAGGTTACGGAGAAGTCGGAGAGGAACCCCACACGATCGAGATAGACCATCTGCGAGACGAGAAGCTGGATCGTTGGTCGGGGGGCCCGCCGTAAAGTCGAGCACAGCGTCCCCAGGGAGTAGGCCCTTGTTGATGCGCACCAGCCACGGGCCCGGTCGACCAGTAGGAAGCAACTCCAGAGTAGCGGGGTCACGACTACAGAACTCACTCGCTTCCACCGCGGTTCCTGGGGACGGGGCGGTGGCCAACTCGGCGAACGGGAGAAAGTCAAATTCAGTGAGTACAGCCACCTCTCCAGGGCGTTGAGACTCCTCGCACCAAATACAATTAAGACACTCATCATGGCGGCGTGGGACTCCTATGTTGTCGAAGATGTAGACCCTGAGTTTACCTTTGTGGGCCTCCGCGAACCGGCGCCAGATGGCCTCCAGCGCGGCGTGACGGGGCCCCTCGAAGGCACGTATGAGATTGAGGTTGATCAATCGTGCTGTCCGACGACAAGGATCGTGGGCTTGTTGGCGGCGATGATGCTGCTGAAGGACGCTTTCAGGGACAGACCCGCCCCGAAACGGATCCCCAGCGTCAGGTTCATGATGACCGTCTCGTTCCCTCCCACAAGGACTGGGAACAGGGGCGTGTCGCCCTCGTAGACGGTGACGATCGTCTTGGCCGTGGAGGGATTCGTGATGTAGATTCCCGTGACCAGCAGTTGGTCCGGCGCCGGGTGGGGTGTCAGCAGGGTGTAGACGTGGTTCTCAACAGTCGGCACGAGCGTGGTGTGGGAGCACTCCTCACGCTGGTTTTTGATCTGGTTATACAGGTAGGCGATGCAGCCCCTTGAACCGATGGGGACATTTTCGGCATGGGCCATCAGCGGCCCCCCTTCTTCGTCTTCACTTCCCCCATGATCCACTTTCCGGTTTTGGGGTCCTTGACCATGTGGACGTACTTGCCGTGCGGTAGCTTCTTGGTGCGGACCATACCCCCGGCATGGTAGGCGCGGTCAAAGGCTGCAGGCATGGTTACTCCTTTGGGGCCGTGAATTTCTTGACGACGGCCCGCTTCCCAAAGATGCCCCCGACGATGGCGATGGCCCCGCCGACCACGTAGAGGATGATCTCTCCGGCGTTCCCGCCCTTCTCAGCGATGTCCTTCCCGGCCTCAACCAGGATTTCGGGCACCGTGGAGTCGACGGGGGCCCCCACGTACTCGGCGGCTGCGTCCTGGGCGGCCTTCCGCTGCTCGGCGGTGCAGCCCTCAACTCCGAAGATCAGCAACCCACACAGAAGAACTCGCGTCAACATGTGAAACTCCAGGTGTGCGCGTTGGCACTGGTCCAGCCCGGGAGTTGCTCGTCGACTGCCCGCCGGACCGCTGGGTAGTCGATGTCATGGCCCGCCAGGATCCCGCCGGGCGCCAGCTTCGGGCGCCAGGCCCTGATCTCCGCGGCCGTCCCCTCGTAGGTGTGCGAGGAGTCGATGAAGACCATGCCGAGCGCGGCGTCCTCGAACTGCTTGGCGGCCTCGGTGGACTCTGCCACTATGAGCCGTACCACGTCGTCGAGCTTCAAGAGGGCGAGCCCGGCCAGGGCCTCGCTGTAGAGGCTGCCGCCGTAGCGGGCGACGACGACCCGCATCTCGGGAGTGGCCGCGGGCCCCCCGTCGAAGGTGTCGACCCCATAGGCTACGGTGCGGCGGTGGTGGTACTTGAGGAGGGCGCCGAGGTAGACGAGGGAGCGACCGAGCCAGACCCCGACTTCGACGATGGGGCGGTGGTCGGGCAGGGCGGGTACAGTCTTACTGTAGAAATCGAGTATCCCGTCAGACCATCCGGCAGGTAACTGTACCTCAACCTCAGAAGTCATTGATCTCCTTGTCCAGTTCGTCGGGGTCCCACCGCTGCAGTTTCTTGACCTGGGCGGCGGTGGCTGGGAGCGGGTAGAGGATGGCGTAGCGGACGGCGTCGGAGAAGTCCTTGTAGGTCTCGTCGAGCTTTCGCTGGCCCCCCTTCGAGGCATCATCGACATCCAAGTAGCCGAGGCGCTGGAAACTGTTGATGACGTCCTTGCAGGAGTCGTGGATGAAGAGGTGCGGGGTGTTATCGGGGCCCACCGGCGCCGAGCGGTCGTAGCGCAGGAGGTCATTGATCCGGGTGATGCCAAACTCGATCGAACCTGTGTTGGGGATCTGTGGGTCGAAGTTGAGCCCTACCCGTTTCATGGCGTCGACGAAGCAGGTCTCCCGGTAACCGTTGTTGATATAGGAGGCGGGCCCGAACCGGGGGTCGACGGGACGAACCAGGGCGGGGACCTCGCCCTCCGCGTTCCGGATGACCGTGGCGAGTTCGACCGCGGGCAGGGCGCCGTCGCGCATCTTGTGGTACTCGCCGGTGCCGACCGCCGCGGGCCGCTGCCGGTAGACGTGGTAGATCTTCGCGACCGGGTCGAAGGCGAGCCAGGCCAGAGCGCAGGGCCGCCGGAGGTGCGGGTCCGCGGCGCAGATGTGGACCCAGTCGGCGGGCAGGGCCCGGGAGGGGATCACGTGGACCTTGGGGTCGAAGTTGTCGATCAGGCGCCCGCCGAGGAACTCGAACCGGCCCTCGAGCCGGGCCTTCTTCTCATTGTCGGTGTACTCGCCGTTCCGGGCGAAGTCGGAGACCATGGCGTTGGTGTTGGCGGGGTTGTCCCGCATGGAGACCTGGACGATGTGGACGTCCGGGGGCGGGTCGAGGAAGAGACTGTAGAGCCAGGAGGAC